GCGTCCGCCTGCTCCAAGATGCGGTTACGCGTGCTTTCGGTGAACGGCTGGTATTTCGAGGGTGTAACAGGAAGTTTCATCGTCTGCCTCCAACGCCCGTATCGATGCGAAGCGTGCCAATCTGGAAAAGACCGTCTGTGGCCGCGTCAATGCGGAGCTTGGCCTGCCGGCCATTGAAGCGCACATCGACGTAGCCATCCGCTCGCGTGAAGGAATAGGGTCCGGCTACCGCCTCGGTGCCGGTTGGCGTGTATCGAGTCTTAAAGGTGAAGTTGACACTCGCATCTCCGCCGTTGTTCGTATCGGGGATGAGCTGCTTCGCTTCGAGCACGCGCTCGCCGTTTTGGAAGTCGAACGGGCCGCTCTCGGCGAAGACGGTGCCGACGCGCGTTTGGCCAGAAGCCGTCCAGCCCTGCTCGTGCTGATAGAGATTGCTGTCGGCGCTGGCGGCAATCGGATACGGCCACACTTCACGATCCGCCCATGCGGTGCGCACGAGCTGGCCGATGCTCCACCAGTTCTCTTTGTAGTTCCAAACAACGTAGCTGTCGTTTTCGAGGCTGTTGGCGGAGGGATAGAACCACCAAACCTCGCCGAACTCCGAATTGACACCAGCCACGATCTTCGAGGCTTGCAGTCGGTTGATGTTGTCGAAGACGTACTCTTGCACATCGCACGGCAGCGGGCGCACCACGCCGTCGTAGATGAAGAAGCTCAGGTTGCCCATCCAAACGCAGAAGTTCTGTGTGGCGGCATGCGCTTTGCGGCCGATCAAGCCGCAGTTGGTGCCGATGCGATTGATGCCATAGACGAAGGGCGTGCCAATGAACTGCATACTATGCACGTCTACATCGGTGAAGATCAGCGTCTCGCCCGGCATCTTTCGGCCGTTCATGGCGATGCCGTTGGTCTTGAGTTCGAGGCTGCCGGCGGTGTTCGTCGCGGTAGCAGTCCACTGCGTGTAGTCTTCCTGCGAGCACCACTGAACGCGGCGAGGGTCGGCGGCGGCGCCAATCGCAACTACGAAGCGCTCGTCAGTGACGATGACGGCGCGGTTCTGCGTTGGCGCGCTCGCGTTGATGACGGCTGCCGGGGTGCCGGTAGCCGGCGGAGTCCACATCAGAATGCGGCCATCAGCCGGCGAGAGCGCGATGAGATTCTGGCCGAAGGCATCCAAGTCCCACACGGTCGCATCGGTGACTAAGCCCGTAGCTGCACGTGGCGTGCCGTAGGTCGAGCTGCCATAGTTTCCAGAGCCGAAACCCAGACCGTAGTTGCCGTTCGCATTGCCGGCCACAAGATCGCTCGGCGAAATGTCATAGGCGAGGCTGCCGTCATGGATGTAGAGCTTGCTTTCAGTACCCACAGCGAGGCGCGGCGAGGCTGCATTGTCGCGCCACGAAAAAACCGCACGCGGAATGCCAGTAAGCGGCGAGTTGGTGAAGCGCTGCCAACCTCCCACCGGGCGCAAGTGGCCGTTGTACCAGCGGACAAGGTTGGCGTTGCGCCAACGTCCTGCCGCTTCGTACTCAGTGCCGTTTGCGTAGACGCCCGGCGGGATGTCGATAGGCACCAGCATAGGTTATTGCTTGCTCGCCGCTGCGGCTTGTTGCTGGCGCACCCAATCCTGCAAAGCCGTCAGTTGCTCGACAACTTCGTGATATTGCTCGTAATTGACTGCGACGGTTTCGGAGACGGTAGAGAGCGCAATGCCGGAGGGGCTTGCATCAGTTGGGCCGGCGGGGCCGGAAAGTGGCACGTTTGCGGCGGCAGCGTCGTGCAACCGCACAAAGCCAACAGGGATAGTGCAAGCGGCGTCTTCAGCTTTCGTGACATAGATGGGAACCTCTTTGACGATGGTGCGGGCTTTTTCGTGGACCACCTGCACGCGATCCACGTACTGCGTTACAACCTTAGTCGTCACCTGCGCGGCTACAGCATCATGCTTGGCCATGGAAGCCTTCTGACTGGCAACCGCTACATCCCACTTGAGCTGCACGTGCCGGTCGCCGGCATAGAAGCCAGCGGCGAACAGCGCGGCCATAAAAGCCACGCCAATCAGGATGCGATAGGGGAGAGGAATGAGCTTCGCAATCACGACTTGCGCTCCGTAACGGCTTTCAAAGCCACCGCCGCGCCGAGCGCTGCGATAACCGTACTTAGCCCCACGCCGAAAGCTTCGTGCGCGAAGGCCACCTTGTTGACGATTACATCCCACGCAGAGAGCACGAGGTATTCAACACCACCTGCAAATGCCAGCACGCCGCTCACCACGCGGACTACATCCGGCGTTTGGTTGTCGCGCTCGCTGAACAGATACAGGAGAAGTTGACGCAGACGGTTCACGCCATCGCCCTCAGCAGATTATTGGCGATCCGTCGCGCCCATCCCTTTCCGAAGGTCGGCCATCCGGCAAGGTCAGCCATGAATAGCAGCCGATAGGCGTCCAGCCGTCCGACGAGCTTGTATTCATCGGGGAACGCCTTGACCGCACTCATTGTAGCAGGACCAAAGCTGCCATCGGCAGTGACACCCAACGAGCGCTGAAGAAGCATTACGGCTTCACCAGCGCCGGAGTTGTAGCAGGTGTCGAAAAGCTGAAAGGCGAGCACCGGGCTCAGCTCATCACCACGCACGGTATCCCAATACTCGGCTTTGGCAATCGCCTTCGCCGTTTGGAGCGGCAAGTCGCGCATCGCGCCCACGTAGCCGTGCTTCCGTGCTACACGAGCCGTGATGCCCCACATCGTTTCACCGCCGGGGTCGACGGAATTGTTGCTGTAGCCGCCTTCGTTGCCGATAAGCGCAGTGAAAGCATCATCGAACGTGCTCACGCCGCAGCCCTCACCATGTCTGGCGAAACTGTGATCCGTGCCACTTCACCGAAGTCTTTGTGGTAGGTGATGACCTTGGCATCTCGGCCACTCATCCAACCCCCACGGCTGGCGTGCGCGTCCGGCGCAGCGAGCGTACGGTGCTGCTCCACCGTCATGAGGTTGGTTTCGAGCTTTTTGTCGTGGTGCAGGTGCCCGGTATGCGCGTAGCTGTGCTTCGTGCGGCCGAATACCTCGCGGAACTTCGCCGCGAATACGTCGGCTACATCCTCCATCTTCCGCTTGTGGCCGTGATGGAAGAACAGCGACGTGGCGCCGTGTTCCACGCAGTAGTACGGGTCCGGGTTGCGGTCGACGATGACGCGCGGTTCGTTCTCGTAAACAGCAGACAACCACTCACGCTGCCAGATAGACGCAGCAGGATCATGATTGCCCTCGGCTTCGATGACCAACACGCGACCATGCTTGGCGAGCAACATGTCGATGATACGCCGCTTCACGCGAATGGCGACACGCACGAGCTTCTGAAACCGGGTGTCGGCATCGAGCACATGCTTGTTCGTTGGCGTCACGGCTTCGAGGCCGTCCCAATGCATGAAGTCGCCAAGGTTCGCGAATATGCCCAGCTCCGCCGCAGGCGCCGCAGCAATCGCCGCCCTAAACCAATTCACTAGCAGGTTTTCGGCGATGCGCACGTCCCAATCAGTTCCCGTTTCTTCCCCCCAAGCCAACATGCCCAGGTGGTAGTCAGTGATGATGTACAAATTTGCGAGTTTGTCGTCGGTGTATGCCGGCGGTGTGGTGGGCTCGACGCGCGGCAGGGTGTCGCCCATGCCTTCAAACGCGGCTTCGAGCATTCGCTTCAGTGCGTCATGCTCTTGCTGCGTCTTAACCCACTGCACGGCAATGGTGCCATCATCGCGATAGAGCGTACTCGTGCCCTTGACGGTGAATCCGTCCGGCACAGTGCGCGTCATGTCGTGCTCCGGGCTCCAACCGCTTAGGGCCAGCAGCTTGCGAGAGATGGTCTTGCCGCAACCTCGGCAGATAAGTCGGCGGGGGTCGTGGCTCTTTAGCTTGTGCTCACCACAATGCGGACACACGGGATATGTGTTTTGCTTTGCATTCTCGGTCATAAACTCGTCTCAGTGGTGCCAACCGTGAGTAGTCAGCCACCAGTAGGCGACGGCGCTGAAAAGCGCTGCGCCGATGCCCTTGGCCGTCCATTTGCCAAACGTGGCCCATTGCGCCTCCAACCACTCCTTCAGTGCTTCCTTGATGAGTTCTTTCTGCTCTCGTTTCTCCAACTGCGAGAGCTTGTGCTGCTCGTCTGTCATGGTTGTTCCTTAGCCAGAAGTGACGATGATCTGAACGCTGACCGTTGGTGATGCGCTCGATGTGCCATCGGAGGCTGTGCATTGCCAAACGGCGTTATATGTACCTATGGGGGTGCCGGTCGGTACGGAGAAACCACAAAGATTGCCAGCGGAGCTGGCCTGAATCTGCGTGGCGCCCGACACACGGCTCCACGTGTATGTCGTCGAGCCGTTGCCGCCGCTCGCATTGCAAGTTGCAGTGCCTGTGTTGATAGGCTCCGCGCTGAGTTTCCCGCTCGCGGAGAGCGATGTCGGCGTGATGTTCGCCGTAATCGGCACGTACTTCACCGCACCTGCAAGCTGTGAGAGGCTGATCGGCAGGGCTGTCGGCACGTTCGCGTTCTGCGATACATTAGGCACGTAGGCGCCGCCCCTCAAAAATGCAGAGAGTCCGGTGCCCTGCGGTGCACCGAACTCGGTGTAGACGGATTCCAGCGTGGCAGGATTCGAGACGGCCATATCAGAGCCCGGCTAGCTCCAAGCGAGCGTCGATTTCGAGGATCGCGCGTGCAAGCAGCGCAGTCACTTGTCCGTAGCTCAGACGCAGATAGCCGTCATCGCCCTCGGTAACAGCTTCGGGGATGACCTTGCGGGCTTCCTGCGCAAGAAAGCCAATTTCCTCGCGGCCTTCGCCGGTCTTGCTTTCGTCTGCGTATTTGATGTATTCGCGCGGCGGCATGCGCTTCAGCTCATCGACGCCACGGCGCAGCGGCTGAACGCGATCTTTCAGGTGTTCGTCCGAAGTGGCTTGGAAGTCGGCGGCGGACCATACGCCTGCATCCGTCAACGACGAAATCACCGCACTGTAGGCATTGTTCACAATCTCCAAGTTGTCGTTGGAGCTGTTCATGCGAAAGTATTTCGAGTAGCTGCCGGATTGAATGCGGAGCTGCCCGCCGTTGAGGTAGACGGCGTTCGTAGCGGTGCTGTTCGTTTGAATGTGGCCGGATACATTGAGGTCGTATCCAACACCAACCGTGCCGTTGGTGTTGCTCATCGTGATGCCAGTACCGGCGTAGTTGCCGGATGCATCGGTGAAGTTGATGGCGAAGTTGCCAGTGCTGCCGCTGTTGGAGAAATAAACGCGATGGGCGGCCGCGTTATTGTATTGCATCAAAACATCAACTTCGGCGGAGCCGCTGTTGAAGATCGGAGTGCCATTAACGTTCAGGTTGTTGGTAGTCAGACCACCAGTCAATAGCGCGAGATTGCCGGTATCGCTCAGGGTCGCAATAACCGTGGAATACGCGCTATTCACAATCTCCAGATTGCCGCTTGCTCCGCTCACCCGGATAGTTTTATTGGGCGTGGTAGCGCCATTTCCGGCTTTAAGCTGGATTCCGGCGTAACTGGTCGTGTCCGCGACGGTGAGGCCCTGGCCGTTGGAGCCGGCGCTGGTCAGCGTGCCGCCCGTCAGTGGCAGGGCATACGTGCTCGCCGTGTAGAGCTGCGAATCGATGGTGTCGAAGTTCCCATTCAGCAGATTGCCCCAGGTGTCGGGATCGCCGCCAATCTGAGGCTTCGTAAGGTTGTAATGGGTGGTAAAGGTATCAGCCATGCTCGGCTCCTCAATGCACCTGCGGCGTCCATGGATCGACGCCGGGTGGTTCGGGTGTCCAAATATCGGTGAGGCTCAGCGGGACCGGCACCCAATCACCCGTCACGGGCGGTGTTGGCGTCCAGCTACCGGGCAACGGCGCTTCAGGCTGCCAGTCGCCCACAGTGGGGAGGTTATCGGGCTCCCACACCAGTCGGCCAATTATAGCGTCTGCGGAAGTCGCAATGTCAGTGACCGCCGCGTGGTAGAGCGCACCGCCGGCTCGCATGCCGGCAGAAAGGGCAATATCGTTGATTATGCCCACATCCACGAAAACGCCACCGTGGATGCTGGCAGAGATGGCCGTATCGCTCACTGCGCCATTGCGAACCACGAGGGCGGCAGCAGAGCGCGTTGCGTGGGCCGCATCGGACACAGCGCCATTGCGCACCACAAACGCGCTGCGCGAGCCGCTGGCCGCCGCCGTGTCATGGAGCGAGGCTGCGTAGGCGGCAACTGCTGCTCGCAGTCCCGTAGCTGTCGCAGCGTCCGTGACGGGGCTGTACTGCATGCCCGCGCTGTAGGAAGCCCGGCCGTAGAGAAATTTGCCGTAGGTGAACGGCATGGGCTTAGCTCAGCGAGATGGAGTACGTGCTCACGGGGAAAGCGAAAGCGTCGCCTGTGCCCACGGTCTTCGGAGTGGCAAGTGGCCCCATTTCCAACAGGTTTCCGCCGGTAGGCGCGTCGTAGATGCCAGCGCCGTTAATCGTTCCCCAGCTCGCCGTGGCCGTAGGGAATTGGATAAGACCGGAATTGGTAATGGAAGTGGGGCTGCCACCCGTGGCAGCACCGTAGGTGATGGCCTGTCGCGCGTAGGCGCCACCCGAAACTTCCGTGCCGCCCGTGCCATCACCGGCGGGCAGTGTGTTGAACAGCGCGACATAGACCGTTGTTGGCGGGGTCCACGCAACATTGCGGAAGGCCAGCTCGATGAGCTTCTTTTCGAGGTAGTTGGAGAATGCCATATCAGCCGAAGCTCCGGGTGCGCATCTTCAGGACCGAACCCGATGCTTGCGCACGGTCATCGGTGACTTTCAGGTGTTCCATGCCTTCTTCGTAAAGCGCCTTCCACGTCGCAATGCGCTCATCGTTCTTCAGGTAGGGCTCCGCATGCTTCAGCGAGCCGTACAGGTACAAGTTGGGGTGGTCGTTCAGAAGCCAGTTGGTTTCGTTGGTGGTGCTCAGCGACGGCAGCTTCGCGAAATACTGCATCTCCAGCGTGTATTGCTGGTCGGGGATTGGCAGGAGCTGAATCTGCTGACCGATGATGGCGTAGTAGCGCGGCTCATTGGCGTTGTTGTACCGCTCGCGAAACCAATTGATCTGCTGCGGCGTGAGCAGGTCGAGGCCATCCGGGTTGCACTGCGATCCTGGCACACGCAGGTTCTGCATTTGAATGTAGTCGCTCGGCACTGATACGTACTCGCCGGCAACGTCGGCGGTAGAGATGACAACCGACTTCTGAATGCGCCCACGCTCATCCGCGTTGTACTCAGCCTCAAACAGCGCGACAAAGGCGGGAACCTGCGCAACCAAGTCTCCTCGGTTGAGCCAATCCGCCATGGCGCTGGTCAGGTCATCGTACGTTTTGATCGGATAGCCCATGGCTCAGACTCGGCCGGGGCGTGTGCGGAAGAAGCGGTTGTCGCGGTCATTGAGCCACGCCTTGAAGCGCTTGTTGCCGTCGCCGTCGCCGTGCTTGCCGGGCACGAGAATGCCCTTTGCCATCAGGTCTTCGAGGATGTGCAATGGGATGGTTGCAACCCTCTGCATGCCGTCCGCGAAGCGCGCACGTTCGTCAGTGTTGTTGAACTGTGCCTTGTTCAGTTCCAGCACCGGCTCAACGTCCTGCACCGTTTCGATGTGCAGAAGGTCTTTGTCCGGGTCGTAATACGAGTACCGGGTAATGCCGAAAAGCGGGTTGTGGTCGAAAAGTCGCTTGTCCATCGTTCGCCCTCTGTGATCGGAGGAGAGCCGGTTGCCCGGCTCCCCAATCCATCGCTGCCCTATTACGAGGTCAGCAAGTCGGCGACGATGCCTTGCGCGTTGTGGTTATGCACCTTCAGCGCGTACTCGACCAACAGCTCACGCTTCTCAGCGTCGCCCGTGCGGGCCAGCTCGATGGTCTGGAAGTTGCGCAGATAGGTGATGCCCAGGTACTCAAGATCGAGCAGCAGGGCGGTGTTGTCGCGCTTGAAGCGGTTCGGCACGATGGTGACTTCGCCGAAGTCGCCCACGTACACATCGGCAGCGCCGATGATTTCCGCCTGCTTGCCGCTCGGCACGTC